TTTGGTGCGAACCGCCCTCCAAAAGTTCAACGGTACCGTCGCCGTATGTTTCCGTTCCTCCGGTTCCTCCGGTCTGTTTTGCCAATTGCGCCGCCTTGATTTTAGACGCTGCAAAACTCGCCCACATTACGGCAATTGCAGGTATTGCAAACGGGAAACCTAATTGCGACCATATCATCGCCGTTGCTGTTACCATGTTTCCGATTTGCTGCAATGTTTGTATTGCTGCCTGCTGTTTTTGCGCTTTCTGTTGTTCTTTCAACGCTTTTTCTTGGTTTTTCTTTGCCAAATCCAACTCCTTTTGCGCTTGTACAACATTATTGGCGTACCCGTTTGCCCTTGCTTCCAATTCTGCATCCAACGCCGATTGTGCGGCGGAAACCTCTTTATCCGCTTGCTCAACGGCTGCATCTGCTGCGGCAACACGTGCCGCCGTGAATGTATTTAACGCATCCAATGCGTATTGCATAGACGTATTAATTGCCTCTTTTTGGTCGTCGTCCAAATTAAGCCCAAACAAACCGTAAATGTCTGTTCCTCGTTCCTCCCCTTTGGATTGCTCAATTTCTTGGTCTATTTTTTTAATAGTGTTTTGAATTGTTTGTACCTCAACATCAGACAATTTATTGGCGGCTTGCTGATTTAATTCTAAAACCTTTTGCAAACGTTCCTTTTCTGCTTGCAAACGGAATTGAGTTTTCCGGGCTTCTGAATTTCTCAACAAATCAAACTCCGATTGTGCCAACGCTTGTTGTTGGTCGAATATCTGTAATTGCGCTTGCAAATATTCGTCCGCAATTCCGGCTCCCTTTGCGTCAAAACTTGCATTAATCGCCCCGGCGTCTTGCTGTTGCCCGGTCGGTTTCTGTTGGTTCTGTAATAATGCGGTTTGTCTTTCGTTTTCCAACAACTGCATCCGCAATTGTCTTTCCTGCTCGCTTCCCTTTTTGACTGCTTGCAAACGTAATTCAATGCTTTCTTTCTGCAACGCCAATTCCTGCAATTGTCGGTCTTGTTCGATTTTCAATAATGCCTCGGTTTGTTGCTGTTCCAACGCCGTAATTGTGGCGTTTATCGCTTGGCGTCCGGTTTCGTTCAAATCCTTTTCGGTCTGCAATTGGTGTTGTAAATCCTCAATTTGGCGGGAATACTGATATTGCGTTTGTTGGCGACGCTTTGCCCATTCGTCGGTTTCCAACTGCAATTGTGCATCCTGCAATTTTCGGGTTGCTTCCAAATTCTTTTTATATGCCGCCTCAATTTGTTTTGCTTGCTGTTCTGCTGCCTTTTCCGCATCGCTTTTACCCCTCGGCGTTACGGTTGGGTTCTGTGTTGTTACGGGTTTGTTCCCGGTCGGTTCTTTTGGCGTATCTCCTACGGAAACGGGGATTGTTATCGGCTTTATTTTCTTTTGCATATCATCCAACCCCTCTTTGAAATTTTGGGTAATGTCCTTTACTTGTGCTTTTACCAAATTTCCGTATGCGGCTGCATAATCTGACAACCCTTTTTTAACGTCGTCAAAATCCAACGTAAACGCCCCCTTTAATGCGGTTCCGGTTGCTTTGACTATATCAATAAAGAATCCAAACAAATTTCCCAACGTATCAAATGTTGTTTTGAATCCGGCAACAATCCCATTCCAAATTGCACGTATCAAAACACTTTCATTGTATAACTCAATCAAGTAATTGACAACATCAATAACCCCTTTTATTATCGCCGTCAATCCTTGGTTAACAAAAACTTTTGCCTGCGTTGTCAACGTTTCAAAATTCCCTCCGGTTGCGTCAAACAACCCGGATAATGCGTTTTGCAACTCAATTTGGCTTTGCAATTGTTCCTCCTGCAATTGCGCCAAAACTCCGGCTTTCCCTTTTACTTCGTCCATGTTTGTTGTAATATCTTTCAACGTGCGCAAATACTGCAATCCGGCGTCCTCTCCGGGACCCCCGAATATATCTGCAATTGCAGCCCCGACCGTTGCCGCATTATCCGGCAATTCTGCCAATTTTGCGGAAACGTCTTGTATAACATCGAACGTTGTTTTGGTTCCGGTCTGCAAATCTTTTTGAACTTGTTCCGACGAAATACCAATACCATCCAAAGCCGCCGCCGTCGCCGTCGTCATTTCACGCAAACGCAAATTTGCCTCCTTAATTGCATCAACGCCTTTGTCTGAAAAGATACCCATTTTGTTTGTTTGGGTAACAATTGCAACAAATTGGTCTGCTGATATTCCCGCCTCTTTGAAATATGCCGGGTATTCTTTCAACGTGTCTAAAAATTCCCCGTTCGCATCGCCTCCGGCTAAAAACCCATCCTTAACCAATTGCAATGCCTCATTTGCAGATATACCAAATTGTTTTGATAATGCGTTTGTTGCAATCAATGTTTCCCGGAAATCTGCGTTGAATGAATCTGCGACGGCTTGCACCTCGTTTCTAAACGCTTTCAAATCGTCGCCGCTTTTCCCGGTAAATTGTTGCGTCAACCTTGTTGCCTCAACTAATCCGGCGTTGTAATCGTACCACCATTTGAACGCCGCACCAGCCGCCGCAATCCCGGCAATTGCTAAAAATACGGGATTTGAAAGTAAACCCAACAAAGTTTTCCCCAACGCCTTTGCGCCATCGCCTATTGCTGTAAATACTTCTTTGCTTTCTGCGCCTCCACGACCTAACGCCAAAAGGCTCTCGCCAAATGAATTGTTAAGCCCTAATGTTTCTTTTAATTTATCGCCATAAGCAATTATTGCGTCGGACGCCTCCGTATAATTACCAACGTTCAATTGATATTTCCCGGTTGCCTCCTGCAAACGCTTCATTTCTTCGTATATTTCCCGTGTCTGCTCAACCAACTTGCGCCCCTCCTCGGTATTTTCTCGCTCGGCTTTTGTCATGTTGTTCAGATAGATTTTATTTAACGAATATTGCGCCGACAACTTGTTATAACTGCCCTCGGCTGACTGATTGATTTTTACAATCAATTTGTTTATTTGGTTGGCTTCCTGCTGTGCCAATTTCAACTCCGCCAACTTCTTTGCGTTCTCGCTTTCCGCAAACGCCAAATCACGTTGCGCACGTGCCAAACGTTCCGCATCGTCTGCGGCTTTCTTGGTTGTGTTCCTGCCGTCCTTGGTTGCCCCGGAAACCTTTTGCAGAACCGCCGCCAACTGAATTGCTTCCGCCCTAATATTTTTCAACGCATTTGTGTATGCGTCTGAAAGTTCATCCAATTGCTTTATCAAATCAGTAATCGAATTATCGGGGCTTACCAAATCAGAATATTTAATTGGGTTGTTGTTATCTGCCATACTTAACGTTGTTTGCGGGCAATTTGCCCCGTATTAAATTATCTTTTCTTTTCCATGTAGTTAATCAACCAAAGAAAAACAACGCCGCAAATCGCCTTATTTGACGCCGTTTTTATTTTTGGTTGGTTTCAACAACTCCTTTATCCGCTCAAATGCGTTGTAATACTCTAAAACGGTGTATTTCTTTGGCTCCGGTACGTGTAAATGTTGGGATATGGTTAAACACATATTTTCAAACTGTTTATCGTACTGAATTTCCATGTTATCGGAACCACTAAAAACAACCGGGCGATTGTACAACAACAACATCGTCGTTATTTTATCAATTTCCGCCCGTTTGTCCTCTGTATCGCCGTTAATAATGGCATCCAACATTAACATTGTACGGTTGCGCAATTCGTCGTAATACTCTTTAACGGTCGCATCGTCGAACAACCGGGGGAAATACATTTGCAATTCTTCATCTATTTTTTTTTTGACCGCTTCCATTTGGGCGGTCAACTCTTTAACGGGAACATCGCCGAACATATCGACTACCTTTTGCAACCCGTCGTCGGATAAATCGTTGTACGGTTCCCCGTCGATTGACTTAACCAAAACGGCAAACGCCAAATGCTTTGGGCTTATCCCGGTTTGAATGAAATACACGTTTTGCCGCATATTATCCAATTCGATTGCCGCCAATTCGGGGGTTTTACTCCGGGCGTATCTCATTGCCTTTTCAATATGCGTGTCGAAATCCTGCAAATCGGAACCAATCCCGGCGTCAACTAACAACATTTTATTGTACTTATGAAATCGCAACATCGGCAATTCGTCGATTGCGTCGTATATCTCAACGGTTCGTTCTCCTATCTTAACGGTTTTCATAGCAAAAAACGGGTTATCATTGTGGAACAAAAGGGAACCAACAACAATGCCGGGTTCCCGATTATAAACGCCAAAAGGATTGCCAAAGCAACCCCCGCCCAAAAGGACAAACAGAAATCGCAATTAAACATCTTTGCGAAAAACTCGTTGCCGTAGACTTGTACCCATTCTATAACCTGCCATTTGCGTAACAAGGTCAAACCGAATGCAGCAACCAAAGCAACCACGACCGTATAAAATAAAAATGCTTGCATACACTTTGTTTTTAATTAGTTAAACACGTTTCATCAATTCCCAATTCCCCGGCAAACCGGAACCCGGCGAACGGGTGCATTAAAAATTGGTTATCTATTTCGTCCAAAGTGAACCCGGCAAATATGTTTTCCGCCTTTGCGTACACTCTGTTTATTGTCATGGAACCGGAACGCAACCAAATACCGCCATTCAATACCCGCATGATTTGTTGTTTGACCGCCTCCGTATTGCGGTTGTTGGGGTCGTTGGTTATCGTGCGCATATCAAACCAAAAGATAACCGAAAACGGCGTTGTATATTTGTTTTGTTCGCCGGGGAACCAATCAATTTGTTGCGGGTCGTCCAACACGAAAAACGAAAAATTCCCTATATTACTATCCGGGGCAATCAACATATATTCATTGCCGCCGACGTAAATATTGGGCGTGTAATATCGTTTTCCTTGTATGGACTTAACCAACCGTTCCGAACGTCCAAAGGAATAATTAAGCCACGGCAACCCGTCCGCCAATCCCTTTTGAATATTTGCAATAACCCGGTCGAATAATTCCGGGTTCTTTATAATCGGTACTCTATCCATTTCCGTATATCGTTTTTTTTGCTTTGGTTAGCAAATCCGGGTAAACGTATTGCCAAATCAGTTTAGCAATGTTTTCGTTCGTCAATCCCAATATTTGCCGCCCGTACTTTTTTATCAAATCTTCCGTCTTGAAATCCGACGCCTTAATTTCAAATTGTTTGTCGCCGACTTCCAAATAAAAACTACTCTCAAAATCGCCCTCATCCCGTAACGTTACCCGGTTCGTCGGTTGTCCCTTTTCCTCCTTAATGGCTATTGTTAGCGGGGTATAAGGTCGATAATCCATTATGTCAACGCCCAATCGGTTAATACCTTGTTCAAATAATTGTTCCTCGGCGTTGGCATCAATGATAAACGCCGTTGTCATTCCGTCGTCGATTATTTCCCGTATAATCAACCCGGACGTCAACCCGTCGTTAAACGTATTAACCCGGTTGCGTAAATCAATTATTGATTGTAACCCCGCCATAATGCAATTACGTTGTCCGGTACTTAACGCCCCGGTTGTTGCAACTCAAACAAATACGGTCAATTCCTTGCGTATCTAATCGCAAAGCCTCAAACGCTTTTTTAAGGTCATAACCCAAACCGCCGGGGCGTCCCTCAACATTCCCGTCCAATTCATACAAAATTTCCATTTTAGAGGCGTTGGATTGGTTACGGTTTACCCTTACGTTGGGGTTCATTGCCAACGTGCGCAAAGCGATTGCCGCAACTTGGCGTTGTATTACCGTTTGGAATATCGCCCGTTGTTCAACGATAAAATCGGTTAGGTCGCAACCCACCGTTATTTCACAATTCAACCCGTAATTCAGCGTATTAGTGTACATCGTATAGGCTATATCCCACAACTCCGGGTATTCGGCGAATGTTTCCGGGGCGTTGTACATAAACGGGGAAATCTGCAAATACTTTGTCAATTGCCGCCATGCCTCAATATTGCCGTACCCGGTACACGTTCCGCACGGTTCCCGGCTCCAATCTTTCGACACGTTAATTGCTTGCATTCCGGCGGGCAAATCGTCTTGATTGTAGCAAAGGAACCACGCACCCCCGGCGTTGTTTGCATCGCTGATATACGGCAAAAAACAATCTTCCAACGTGAACCATTGAAAGCCGCCATTTGTCAACGTAAAATTCAAATCAAACGTCTTTACGGGGTCAATCTGCGAACTATGGAAAAGGTATAATTTCACAATCCCGGTTCCGCCTGTCATTTGTAAGCCAACCCGGTGTATTTGTGCGGTTACTCCCATCGCCCGCACCGGGATAATCTCAAACCCTACCAACTTATGATTATTCGGTTGGGTTGCTCTGATACGTCCCGCACCATCAAAGAACGTGCGACGCTCTAATAGGTTCTTTGTTTCCTTATCCAATCCTTTTATTTGGGTAAACGTTTGTACCGCCGTGGAAATTCCGTTGCGGGTCAAACGCTCTAAATAGTCGGACAATATGTTGTATTTCTCCCAAAAGGTCGAACCCTCGGCGGGAACCTCGGCGACGTTATCAACCAAAGCGACCCAATACAAAGGTTTGCCCGCCGTATCGTTGGCGTATTGTACCACGGTTTCGGCTTTCCATTCCTTTGTATCATTCCAAACCGGGTATTGATAACCCCAATTATCCGGGACGATTGCCGCCATGTTATCCAACGTTACAAGCGGGTGCGCACCTTGAAAGTACAACCCGCTTTCCGTCTGCGTTAAATCGTCGTTTATCGCTTTTGCCGGGTCAAACGATTGTTCCCACCCGACAACGTGCAATAATGCGTCTTGTATATCTTTTAATCGGTACATCTGCGTTCTAAATTAACAAGGGGGGCGGGGATACCTTACCCCGTCCCCCTCGGCATTTGTTAATAATAAGCGTTGAAAAGGTTACGCACCACCCCCGGCGGGAAATTGTGCGGCGTTCGTTACATAAACGGGCATACCTAACGGTTCGTTCGGATTGCGGGCGGTAATCTCGGCTTTGATAATCGGGTTTGCCACGGTATCCGGGTTGCTGTTGTAAGCAACCATATACGCCACGTCAACGGAAAATCCGAAATACTCCTTAACGGCGCACGTCAAATCGGCGGTTGCGTCGCCCATGATTGCGGACTGGTCGCCAACGGCGGTGTAATAGTGCGAACCAACGGGCAAATCAATGTACGGCAAACGTACAACGTCCCATTCGTGGAAATTCGCACGGGTGCGGCGCAATGCCTCACGGTCAACACGGGTAAGGATACCAACATTACCGTCAGCAACGGCAAACATGGTTCCCATTTTGCCCGCTTCGTCGGTTACGTTGTTCGTATAGTGCAAAACCTTGTTGTCGTACTCCATGCGCTTGTTTACGTCGTTGTAAACGCCATGTTGCGCCAACTTACGGATTAAGCTATCAACCCCGGCATTTGCGATAAGGTGGATATATTCCGGGTAACAATTCGCCCGCATGATTGGGTTAATGTCGCCCAAAATCTCGGTTGCCATTTGGGTTGGAACTTGTACCACGTTTCCGGTCTGCGTGTAGTTGAGCGAAGTTTTGAAAACCTGCGTTTTGTTCGCTTCCAATGCGGCAACGGCTCCTTTATCCAAAGCATCCGCCAACGCACGGGTTGTTTTCTCCATTTTACACATAAAATCGTGTTGGTACGAAATCTCATTGTTTGAGTATGCCGCCGGAACCATTGTAAACCCGATTGCATAAGTAGCCCAAACAAGCGTTACCAATGCGGACGTATTTTCATTATCGGCAATAACGCACGAACGCACGTTGCTAACTTGTACGTTTTCGTCGTAATTGATAACCGGAACTTGTACCGTGTTACCGATACTTACTAATGCTCTATCTCTCAAATTAGGGCTAATGATTGAGTTAGGGGCGTTGGTTTGCTCAATAAAGAAATCCAATGCGCCGTACTCACACGGGCGGGTCATATTACGGTCTAATTCCGGGTTTTCAATCCGCCAATTCTGTACTCTTGTTGCAATTAAACTCATTGTTTAAAAAATTAAATTGTTTATAAATGCGGGTTTACCCTTTACCCGTGTTGTCTTTTACTTTTCCGGCAATGCGGCAATATTGTTGTCCTGCCATGCCTGTTTCATTCCGGCGTCAAATTCAGCCGTTCCAATCTGCAAACCTTGTTGTTGCAAAGTGTTTGCAATTACGTCGTATGCCTCAACCCTCGTTTTTGCGCCGGATATGTCAACGACAACATTACCGCCCGCACCGCCGCCCGTTGGGGGAAACGTTCCGCCGCCCGCTCCTTGTCGTCCCTTATCCAAAATACCCATTGTTTCCAATTCACGGGTCAAAAGGTCGCCGGGGGTGTACGGGTTCAACTGATTGTTCGGGTTGCGCATGATTGCGCCGTTTTCGTCCTTAAACGCTAACATTTTGCCGCCCTTTCCGTCGTCGATAAATTCGGGGTTCATGCCCTTAATCTTTGCAATCGCTTGGTCTAACAAAACCTTTATTGCGCTTTCCGGCAACCCTGCCTTAAACTTCAATCCGGCGGTTGCTGTCTGCAATGCCGTTTCAACACGAATGCCGAACGCCTCGTTTGTGTGGGCTTGTTCGGCTTGGTCGTATTTCGTTTTGAGGTCGTTGTATTGGGTCGTAACGCTTTGCAAATCTGCCTTTGCTTGCTTCAATGCCTTTGCGGTTTCCGCATCCGTCGTACCGTAGGCAATGACTTTTTCCAAACGTGCCTTTTCTTTCGTCAGACTGTCGATTTGGGTTTGCAATGCGCTTGCGCTTTCCGCTTTGGTTTTGAACTCGGCGACCACACGTTTTGCGTAATCAAACGTCTTTTCGGTTCCGTTCTTTTCGATACCGGACGCCGCCAAAATATCGGCATCCAATCCGCCGTAAATTTCGCCCGTTTTTTTGGCGATAACGCTATTTTCGTCGTTGGCGGACAATGTTGTAATTGCCGCAATTTGTTCGTCGGTTAATCCGGCTAATGCCGCATTTGCAATTAAAATTTCTCTCGTTAACATAATTCTTTCCCTTTGAATTAATTAAGTGCGATTGCTGCTACTGCTTCGCTGTTTGCGTTAATAATATCAATTGTGTATTTTGGCGAATCCCCGGTTGTATCAACCAACCAACTAACAACACGTGCATAGCTGATTTTCTTTTCAACCTCTTTTGTTACCAAAATGACGTCGGTAATTGTTCCGGCCTCAATACATTCAATCAACTTTTTCTTTGTGGCGCCATCCAATGCGGCGGCGGTTGTTGTTACTTCAATAACCAAATTGTCCTGCTGTGCAATCTGTGCCATAATCGTATTTTTAATGGTTTAATACTCTGTTACTTTTTCGCTCCTGGTTTGTCCTCGGCTTCTGCCTTTGCCTTTGCATCGGCTTTGGTTTCTTTGGCGGGTTCCGCCGGGATAACTCCCGCCGCTTTCAATTCTGCCAAAATCTCGGCTTTCAACGCTGCCTTTCCCTCGGCACGGGCTTTGGCGTCCGCCTCGGCTTTCGCTTTGGCATCGGCTTTGGCTTTTTCCTCGGCGGCTTTGGCTTTTTCTGCCTTTGCCTTTTCGTCCGCCTCGGCTTTCGCTTTCATGTACTCGTTGGGGTCGTGCAATACGGTAATCGTGTAACCCTGCTTTTTCAGATTGTCGGCAATGCTATTTTCATAACCCTTTTTGCCGAACTTCTGAATACGGGGAATTGATAACCGTTTGCCCGTTTCGCTGTCGAATTTCTTAATTTCGATAACGCAATGATACAAATGTTTCTCATTGTCCGGGACAATGTAGTTTTCGGGCGTAACGTCGATAATCGCAACGTCTTTAGTTTTGCCCTCGCTTACTTTCACTCGCATAATCGTTAAATTTACTTGTTATAAAATTTATCTTAGAGTTGAACGGCATATTATACCCAAACTCTAACACGTTCAAATATTCACGTTCAAATCTGCGTACAAAGTTAGCAAAATTCAACTTTATACGCATATCGTTTTCGCTGATAATCTGTTTGTCGTACAAATCCAATACCTCGTTACGGGTCAAATGTCGGTACGGTTCCAATTCCGCCAACGTCAACATACGTTGCAATTGGGTTGGATTGTTCCGGTATTCCGTTTCGATAATTTGGTTTTGTAGTGCGTCTAATTCCGCCTCGCTTGCGCCGCTTTCCTTTGCTACCTTGTAACGTTCCCGTAACTCCGTTGCGTTGGATAAATAAAACTCCGTGCCGTAATTGACTTTTGCAGAAACGAACAAACCGCCATACCTCAAACGGCAAACGGTTTCATCGACGAATTGTTGCGCCGCCTCAAATCCCTTTTTTACCCGGTTTAATACCGTGCTTTGGCTCTCAAAATTCGCCTGTATTTGTTGCTCGTTCAATGCGTCCCGTGTGGTTATTTCCTCGTTGGTTCCAACAACCGACGTAATAATGTCATTCTTTAGGCGGTTTTCTTCCTCAACGTTATAATCCAAACTCCCACGGTCAACGGTTAGCATTTGCACCGGGTTACGCAAATCGGGTTGTTTATCCCCGTCCGGTATTGGTATTTCAACGAACGAACCGACGCCGTTAATACGACTATCCCCGCATTTGGGGCAACGCATCAAAAGCCCGGCGGCGTCCAATCTGTAAAACCCTTGTTTGTCTTTTAAAAACCCACCGTCGCAATAATCGCCATTTTCGCCGTTACTGAAATCGCAACTTTGTTCATACCCGGAATATATCGGATATGCACCGTACAAATCTAAATGTCGCTTACTGATATGGTAAAACAAAAACCAATCCAACGCCTCCAATTGCTTGGTTAGCGGGGATTGCTTAACGTCGGGTTCCGATAAACTCAACGGTTCATTCCAAAAGAAACGGGCGGGACAATAACCGACGTCGTGCGGGTTATCAATCAGCAATTCGCCGATATTGTGGTTTTTGTCCTCTCTGAAAACTCTATAACGTTCGTCGTCAATTACTGCGATACGTTCCCCGTCTTGCCTAAATATGATATAATCCATTACCCCCGTCGTCGGGTTGGCTCTGTAATCAATCACGGATGCAATAGGCAACCAATAGAAATACGGTTGCGGGTATTTGTCGGCGGGGTTTTGTTCGCTCGGCATATCGACAATAAGAACGCTATTTATTTCGGTTTGGAAAAACTCCCATCCTTTTGTACTCCAAATTTCCGGTTCGTGTAATACGTCTTGGCGGTAATACTCCCAATCGTCCCTTTGTTCCGGGTTTTGGAACTGATAATTGAACGCCGGGTTACGACCGTCAAAAATCCGGCTCAACTTATCAAAACAAACGCCCGTTACCTCGTTTGTTTTAACGGGGTAACGGAACAATGTTTTGAACATCTTAAATTTGTCATGCGGCAATAGGTTAGAAACAAATGCCATAAAATCCGTAATCGGTTGGCAAATGTCAAACGACGTAATACGGGTGCGGGCGTGAAAATTAATGCGTTGTTGATGATAAACGGCTTTGTTTATCGTCTTACGCTTTTTCGGCTCCGTTATCCGTTTTTTTATTTCGTCTATACTCAATCCCATTGTCGTTGGTAAATTTAAAATCGCTGTCTTTAGGTAACTGCCAACCGCCGTTGTTTGGCATCCGCAACAACCGTTCGGCGTGCTTAATCTCAAATTCTTCGGTCAAACCATGCGGCGGACAAACTAATTTAACCTTTGTAACCTTTGCCGCCATATCGTCAACCTCCTACGTTTGCGGGTTTCAAATCGGTTAGCGGGTTGAAATCCGGGGTTACAATTGTGAGGTTGTCCGAATAGTTCGGCAAAAACGCCCATTGTATTGCGTTGCTGTCCGGGGCTTCTAATCCGCCGTGCGTTTTGTCCCCAATGAACAAAGAACGAATTGGAATAGGATAATACGTTGTTTGGGTCGTTTCGTCTTGAATGGCTTCAATACTTCCGTTTTCGTCAAACAGATAGACGCCCAAATTATCCGCCCAACTTTCGCATTGCAATTCTTTCATCGCTTTAATTACTGATTGGGGGATTTTACGCATTACGCCCGTGAACGGGTTAGGTTCACGCCCTATAATTTCCTCAACGCCTCCCAATGTTTCGTTACCGCCTCCAAAGGTTCGGGCGGCTCCGGCTTCGTTGGTCGGGGCTTGGATATACGGGGAAACAACAATTTTTGTGCTATTAGCCGCCGCCAATAACGGCGTCCATGAAGCAAGCAAAGTAATTGCCTTTTCGCTCGTAAAACTGTTTTTGCTTCCATCGTCTTTGGTTAGACGTTGAAACGCTACCTTTTGGATTTGCCCGAAACTTTCGGCACATTTAACGGCGGGAATATCGGGCAATGCAGCCGCCGCCGGACACTTACAAGTAATCATACTTTCAAATTTTAACGTTAAAACTATTATTTACTATCTCCGGGCTGTCCCTTTGCCCTTTGTTTTCGCTACAAAGTTATAAACTTTTTCGGTTACAATCTTGCATATCTCAAAAATAATGCTAATTGCGACGTTTTACGCCTCGGTTTGCGTGTGCGTATGGCTGTATATTACCGTCGGCAATCTCTTTTTCGTATATCCCGGTTAATCCGTCCTCCGGGTCGTCGTGCGTGTTCGCATCGAAATTACGCAAAAAGGTTGTAACATGGTCGTAAACGGCTTTATATCGGGTTTCCCATCCGAACGGCATAATTATATGTTGGTTTACCATTGCGGAATTAGTGATTATCCGGCTTTCTTTATTACCCCCTTGATAAAACGGGTCTGTAATCGCCCGGACTTTCTTTTTAATAACCTTTTCAAAGCCCGCCCCGCCGTTATTACTTTCAACCCATACTTTTTGCGTGCCGTTGCGGTTTATCATCGCCGGGACGGTTACGGTTGTTACGTCCGTATTTTCGTCCGTCATTTCCATATCGGTAATTAGGGCGAATAATAACGGCTCCATCCGCTTTGTCTTTTCATTGAAAACCATGTTGTCGGATTTATAGACGTCATACGTTGCACCAAACAAAAGGTCGTCGCCCTCATCGGCAACGTCAATGTATGCGCCGGAACGTATGTACGTGCCGTAATCGGATTTTTCAACCCACGTTTTGAACGGCTGATATAATCGCCCCTCGGCGGAACCGGGGTTGCCTTGATAGAGGCATTGAAATTGTACCGGGTCTAATGCCTTTTGCGCTTCCAATTTCATACGGCTATGCCGCCCCTCCCATAATGCAGCCCCAACCGGGCGGGGGTCTATTTCGGTCGGTTCCCCGGTTTTTAGCCCCTCAAAGTTTATGCGTACCCACGCCCCCGGCGTTACGTCCTCCAAATCCGCCCAACACTTAACATCAATAATCGTTTCGCCGCTCTTTTCAATACGTCCTATCAAATCGTCGTCATGCCAACGGGTAAATACAATCAATTCTTGACTATCATTGTGTAAACGGGTGCGTACAACGGTCGTGTACCATTTCCACGCTGCCGCCCGTACTATCGGGCTGTTACCCTCGGCGTAATCCTTATACACGTCGTCCAATATCGAAACGTCCACGGTTTTAGACGTCAGCGAACCGCCACGACCAACGACACGCAACGACCCCTTACGCCCGACCATTTCGATAACATCGGAATTGCGCAAATAGGTATTCGACATCGTTACGACGTTCGACCCGTTTAAGTATGTGCCAGGGAATAATTCACGATACCGGGGCGTGTCGATTATTCGTTGAACGTCCCGGTTAAAATCCCGTGCGATTGTCGCCGCATACGAACCGATACATATTTTGCGGTCGGGGTTTAACCCCAACATAAATGCGGGTAATTTCCGGCTTGACCCCTCCGATTTGCCATGTTGCGGCGGCTGTTGTACAATCATCTTTCGTATTTTGCCATGCGCAAACATATCCAACAGGGTATAATATACAACATGAAACGGTTCCAATACCAAATCCGGTTGCATATACCGGGCAAAGTTGATAAGACGTTTACGGGCGGCGGCTCGCACCAATTCGCCGGGGTCTGCCTTGATTGCCTCGTATATCTTCAATAATTCCTCGTTGCTCATGGTCGTACAATTTTATCGGGTGTAACTATCAATTCGCCGGGCTTTTTCGGTATCCAATTCAAACACGCCGTTTCGCTCCTTATCCGGGAACGGTTCGGGGTAAACGGACAACGGCAACAAATCGGCAATCTATTTGCAATATCTAAATTCTCATGGTAGAAATACCAAACACCGTGTCCGCAATCCCCGCAATAATGGTTCGTTTTGGTTACAACCTGTTTAACAACATTCATTCGCTTTGCCATTATTGCGCCCCTCCTTTCTCGGCGATTGTCTTTTGAAATTCGGCGGACTGCAATTTGTCGGCGACGGCAAACAACAGGTCGTCCGGGATTGCCTTAACATCGTATTTCGGTTTATCGTCGTCCGTCCCGGCGTTGTATCCGGGGATTTCGATTTTAACGGGTGCATCAAATCCCAACATCTTTGCCCGGCGTTGTTGAATGTTCAACAACAAATCCAAAAACCGGGGATTGCCCGCCGACGTTTCAACGGTCGTTTCGTCATACCCGTAATATTCCGGGTCGCCGTCGGTCGCATCCGTTTTGATAGGACGCCCCCGGTTGGTTTTCTCTTTGGTGCGCTGCTTTCCGGTTTTCGACGCCTCCCACGCCTCCCACGCTTGTTGCTCCATTTTATCCAACTTGCGCAATTCCTGCGTAACATATTCGTCGATTGTTTCCAACCGTTCCCGCTTCCATTCGATAAGGCATTGTTGCAAATCGTAATAAACCATTTGAAACGAAATTGTATAACCAACGCCACGGGCGGACAAATCCCGGTTCAATGCGTCGGCAATTTCTCGATACGAATAACCACGCAAAAACAAGTCGGCGCAAAACCGTACATCGTAAATCCTTTGTTCCTCGGAACGCTTGTTGTATCCGGGGGGCTTTCGCCCTTTGTTCAATTTTCCCATAGTCTAACTTCTTTTAATGTCAAACAGGGGGCAAAATCTGCCTTTTACGCCTTTTCGTCCTTTGGCTTGGTTCCTTATCGGCTCCTTTGCCTTTGTTCTTTCGTTCCGGGCTTTATCCTTTCCCCTGTTTACCTCCTTAAAATGTTGCTTACCTTTGCAAGTTATTTGCACGGAGTTTCCATTTTAAGAGGCTTTATTGTCTTATCCGATACTTTGTATATCTCGGCGGTTATCTTTTAACCACGGGGTAAATTTACGGCTTTTTCGCCGCATTGCCAACCGTTTGTTCTCTCTCACATATAAACGGCAAAACCCCGGCTTTGTTTCCGGGGCTGATTGCCTAATTGCTTATGCCTATTTCGTACCTACCATTTGAGCAACGAAAATGCGGTTGGGTTCCACGGGGGTTGGTGTATTCCGTTCCCCCTTTTATCATCTTCAACGCCAAACATACCGGGGCGGGCTTTCCATTTACCGGAAATTCCGGGTTAAAATATCGACACGTTCCGCATATCTTTTCGGGCTTCGATTGTCCGGGGCAATTACTTTTTCCCATTGTTGCCCCCTTTCCTTTTGTTCTTTGCCCGGCGTTTATCCCATGGGTTCCTTTTCGGCATTTCGACCCGGTGTATTTCTACTTTGGAACCGGGGAACATCTTGCCGAAAAATTCCGCCATTGCTCGCACCTCCTTTGGGACGTCGAACGCCTCCGGCTTCTTATGCTCCGGGCAAATCCCCCGAACCGGGCAATTGTCGCAATCCTCATTCCGCACAACCTCGCCCGGCTTATCGGCTTCTTTGAGCCCGTGCCAATTGTCCCTCCGTGCGGACGCTTCGGCGAAATTCTCCATTGCTTCAACTGCTACTTCCGCCAATATGTAATCCGGGGTATCGTTAAAATGCGCCTCCAAAGAATTACGGTTGATAACCTCGGCAATCTCTTTCAAAAATTTTTCTCTTTTGTTCATCGCTTTATTGATTTTTGGGTTTATACTCTTGGCACGGCATAACGCCGCACGATTGTTCGCATTTGAACGCCTCGCAATAACCGTTCCCGTTGACGTCCTCGTTTGTAAAGTTGGCGCAATTCCCGCATCCCTTATCGCCGGGTTCTTTCGGTACGCTTACGCCTTTCGGCTCAAACTCCCGGTTAAACTCTCTTTCCGGGCGGGTTGTCAATCGTCCGTCCGGTTCCCGGACAATGTAGTACGTTTCCTGGGCGTCAATGAAAATGCCGTTGCCGTCCGGGAACGAATAAACCGCCCGCCCGTTTGGGGTTCTCGGTATCGTCATGGTTCCGCCTCCGGTAAATCTCAACAGGTCGTCCAAATTGTCCCGGCGTACCTGTATTGCGTCAACTTCTAACAACGTGCGGCAATATCGGGTTCCCGCCGTGGCGTCCGGCTCAACTAACCGGGTGCGGATTTGTTCCGGGTATTCCGTCGGGTCGTACTCGACGTTGAAAACAACGGCGGCGTCTAACGTGTGGGTAACTAACAAGCGTTTCCCCAATCGTCCGGCGACTGCCTGTTTTAGTGCTTCAATTGCGTTTCCCTGTATCTCGGTTGTGTCAACCGTGATTTCGTAACGGTCGGGTTTTTCCTCGACCTCCGGTTGGCTTTTGGCAATATCGCCAATCATAACCAACAATTCCGCATCAAACGGGTTTAACTTACTTTCTGTCATCGCTCTAATTTTTTATTCGTTCTTACTGTTTTCGGATATGCCAACCGCCAAAATATCGTTTTTCGGTCGGTTCTGTTGTACTTATCGCATTGCCTACCTATTCTGGGGCAATCTTCCCTTTGGATTTTGCAGCGAACGCAACGTTGCGTAAATATTGCGGGGTTGTTGTTGGCTAATCGTGCATCCGCCGCCGTCCATATCTCGGCAATCAATACCATACCCCGGTAAACGCAACGTTCGCCGGGGTTGTACTCTCTGTTTGGGTCGAACGGTTCGGGTTGCTTAACTCTCATTCTTTGCCCGCTTCGTTTACATAGCCAAACAATGCGTCCAAATCGTCCTTTGCGCCTTTTACGCAAATTCGTACCCTATCGCCCCCGGCTAATGCGATTCCGACAATCTCACAATTATACCGGGGGGCGTTTATCTGTATCATTGCCGCCGTGGCATTCGTTACAAACTCGTTTCTTTCTTCCATGCTCTCGGATTTTTGAAATAAATTAAACACCTCCGTTGGTTCATTCTCGCTTTGGCACGCCCCCAACAAAAGCGTTGCCAAAGATAACAATAAAATCTTTGCTTTCATCGTTTTACCTTTCTTTTAATCCATATAAACCGTATGCCAATGCCGACAAACAATATTTTCGCCTCAATATCAACATAACGGTCGTAACCGTTTATTGCATCAATGGATACCCCAAATTGCCAACTATGATATTGCCAATACTCACGGGCGTAAACATAGACGCCGACCCGTCCGATATGAAACCCAATTTGCGCCGTATGTACGTCGCCATTGTTGCGGATAATTCCAACCTGTTTTTTACTCATATCTCCAAATATATTTTTTATAATGTTTTAAACGTCCCTTACAGCAACTAATAATATTTCCATGATTAAAACCGCATCTTTGCGCATCATGTATGCAATCCCATTTCTTTATAAAATTACCCTCTAAATCATATTGATAAACGGGTTTTGCATTGTGATTATCTTTTCCGGTTTTCTTAAACCATGTATTTACTTTCTTCATGGTTTCACGTTTATTATTAATTGCTTTTTGATAATTCAAATTTTGCTTTCTCGTACACCAACGTAAATTAGTTGCATCGTTATTGGCTCGGTTGCCGTCGATATGGTCTATTTCCGGCAAATTGTCCGGGTTAGGAATGAAAGCCGCCGCAACTAATCTATGAACGAAATATGTTTTGTTTTTACCATTATCTGATAGTATTACCCGCATATATCCGTTTTTACTAATAGATTGCTTTCGTATCGCACTTTTACCCGTTCCCCGATAATTTACAGACTTTATATTACCTTTGTCTGAAACTTCATAATTAGCGTTTATAAACTTCCAATTTTCCATCTTTTTTTTGCAAAGATAATATTAAACCATAATACAACAAACTAATACGTTTTTTTTATTTTATTGTATGCCTCTTTATCCAATACCATAACTTTAGGATATTCGACAATACAACCTTTTGTATATACGAGATTATAGATACCCAATTGCCCCTTAATTGGAAATTCAATAACCCGGCGGGGGTTGCGCATCAACCACCCGTACCCCTTTGTTATTTTCGCCCTCTTTTCCTTTGGAATCCGGGTGTTTTCCCAATCCTCCGGCGTAAACTCTTTTATCGGCTTTACGTCGTACAACTCAACCAATCCCAAAGTAACGCCGCTTTCCATTCCCGGATAAACCGGGGACGCTGCGGAACATATCAGCACGTCGCCACGGTATGGCGTGTTTTTGCTCCGAACTTCAATTGTCTTTTTCCCGTAAACAATACCGTTTTCGTCCTTGTACGCCTCCGTTACCAAATCATTTGCGTATGGCTGTTTTACGGTCAACGCACGCCAACGGTCGTGTTTTTCCGGGTTGTAATCCTTATTGCTGTACTGCATATTTACTTTTTATTTTCGGGTTCCTCGGTTTCGTCGTCGGGTTCCGGGTAATGGATAAATCCAATTTGCCGGACGTTTTGGATTGGCTCGTAAATGATAACGACAACATCGCCGTCCGTCCTTACTCCGACCAATCGGCAATCGGCGGAAACCTCAACCCGTATTTCACTTTTCATTGTTAAACAAATCCCAATTAACAGGGACACAATACCCCGGCAATTCTCCCCGGTCAATCCCCAGCGGATTAACAATACTATCTTTCCAATAGATACGGGGTTGTTCCGGGCGTCCCTCCCAATGTTCCGTAATTGTGTCGTAAATCAATCGTATTTCCCGTTTCGGATATTTGCCGCCGCTCTGCAACCCGATTTTATACAGGTCAACGAACGGATACGACAATTTGATTATCCCAATTGCCCGGTCGTACATTCCCGGCGGGATTGGCTCCACGCTTGCAAAGGTGCGGAACCCGTGGCGTTTTGCCCGTGCCAACACATTAACCCGCATCATATTTGGGTCGGCGTTCGGCTCCAATTCGTCGCAACCTGTCAACGTTGCGCCCAAAGCGATACGGGACACGTCCCAACCCTCGGACGCCTCGGCAAAATCAATGAAGCGGTTCAACCCCTCGGCGCATTTGCTCAATATCTTAACCGGGACGCCGTGGCGTTGGCATACGCCGACCGCTTGACGGGTCAACCGTTCCGTTTCCGGCAACAACGGGTCGGTCGTGAACGAAAAGAATAACCCCGTTTTCTGCAATTCCTCCTTATGCGCCAACAATTCGTTTTTGAAAATATCCAAAGCGTATGGATATTCCCGCAACGTCTTTTTCAACTCCGGGCGACTGCCTCCCAATACCTTTGCGCCACGACCTTTGCGCAAATAACAGTAAGTACAACCGTTGGAACAACCGACAAAGAAATTGGCGGCGTTCTCGGCGTATTCCCCGGCTTTACCTTTTGGGCTGTAAATAACCCGTCCGTTTATCGCTCCCATATCGTCAACGGCTTAAAATGGTAAATCGTTGTTTCCGTCGGGGGCGGGTGCATCCGGCACGGGCGGCGGCGGTACTTGCGCCCCGGCTCCGGTCGCTTTCGGGGTCAACATTTCCATATCGGTTGCGACTATCTCGGTAACATACCGTTTGACGCCTTGCGCATCGTCATAACTCCGGGTTCTCAATTCGCCCTCAATATACAGTTTGTCGCCCTTTTTGACGTACTGATTGGCGACCTTTGCCAACCCGTTTTGCAATACGACGTTATGCCATTCGGTATGCTCCGGGATTTGCCGCCCGTCCTTTGTGGTATAACCTCGTTTCGTGGTTGCCAACGAAAAGGTCGCCACGCAACCCCCGTTGTCGAACTCCTTAAAATACGGGGATTTCCCGGTATGTCCCATCAAAATAACCTTGTTTACACTCACACAAAAAACGCTTTAATTATCCAAACAATGATACTATACAACGCCCACATATAAGACGCAACCGTTAACGTCACGAACGTGTATAACGCAATTTTATATCCGGTTTTTGATTTTATTTTCATTTCACTTGAATTTTACGCAATCCAACAAATATTGTTTCTTATTATCCGACCATCCGGCGGCATGGTTTATCGCTTTTCGGTCGTCGTCGTGTACGAACTCACAAACCCAACCGCCGACGCTTGATTTTTGAACTAACCGAACCAATTTTCCAACTATAAAAGAACGCAATTTGTAATACCCGGAATTTTCCCCAACAAACAAAACCCGTCTTTCTGCATTTATTTCGGGCGGATTTTCGATTTGCGGGCGTTTCTCCCTTTCCGAATATGTTTGTACCCGTCTGAAATCATTTTTGATTGAACGGCGGGAAATTGCCCCGTAATCGGGTTGCCTCTTTTTGATTCTCATTTTTTATATCTCCATTTATAACCCTTATGCAAATTTCCTTTCCCTTTACATACCTTACAAATTGCCGTTGCCGAAAAATTGCCTTTTCGGGCGGCTTCTTGTATGCTAACAAATACATTTACAACAATACCGTTTTTTATTTGCTCAACCGCTTTTTCGTGGTGCGGTTTCGCTTTTTTCCAATCCATTTAGATTTTGTTATTGGGTTATTCTGATTTTCTTTAACCGTAACCCAACGCAAATTATCTGCATGGTTATTGGCTCGGTCGCCGTCGATATGGTCGATACATGGTTTGTTTTCCGGGTTCGGAATGAAAGCCGCCGCAACTAATCTATGAACACGGAACATTTTCCCGGTTCCATTTTTCCATAAACTAATTATTTTATATCCTTTCAAATATCCGCCTTTCATTAGAAACGCATCCTTTTTTAAGGAACGAACATTGCCATAATTAGAAATTTGATAATGTCCTTTGTAACCCTCAATATCTTTCCAAATTTGCATACTCATTTTTCATTAATTCAATCATTCTCATATTGCCGGAATATATACGCATTTTCGTTTTATCCCCATTCTCCCAACATGAATGATGTTCAAAACATAGTATATTTATATTTCTTGCATCATGCGCCATTTCGGGAAACGCTCCACGGGTCAATATATGCGAACAATAAACGGCGGAATAATTCCGTAACGGCTTTAAACATTCCTCGCATCTGTGCGGCTTATGCTCCCAAACCCACCGGAAAAACCGTTCGTTTGCCTGTGGGATATTCCCACGACCAAAAACGAAATGCCCGAACAATTCCCGTTGGATTTCGACACGCAACCGAATATCCATTGTAAACCGCTTGTAATCCAATAGGGGGCAAAACCCCCTATCGGTTACAAATTGGTATTCTTCCCGGTCAGTTAGCAATATCGGCTCCATTGCTTACATATCCGCCGTTTCGTCCTCCGGGTCGTCCTCCTTTTCCGGTTCTGCGACCATTCCCGGTGCGGGTTCGCCGTCAGCCCCGAACAATTCCAATTGCGCCTTTTTGCCTTTGAACAAAAATGCGTAAACCTCGTTTTCAATGTCGCCAATAATTTCTTCCAATTCTTCCTCAAAACCGAACGTTTCGATATTGAATTTCAGACGGGGCGAATTTATCGCCGTCTTTTGGTTATTGGATACCGTGAACAACCCCGTAAGGATGCAACCAACGTTATCATCTTGACCGGAAAGGGACACGCCCCGAACCTCAATGTTTTTCAACATTTCGTCCGCAAAGTTACGGGCGGCGTCTTTCTGCTTTTGGTTGGCTTTCATATCCGGCGTATCCATAAGGGACAAAAACGACGTGATATTGAAAATACGCCCCATAATTGGGCGCAACCTGTCAAAGCAATTGCGCAAATCCGGGTGTATGTCCTTTGCGCTTTCGACGTGGTATTTGTTCGTGTAACTCTCATTGCCGATTGTTTCGGTAACTTCATAATGCACGTCCAATCCGCCGTCCTTTAACGTCTTGACTTTCGACAATGCAAACGCCTTTTCGGTCGGTATCGGCATTACGTTTGCGGCTTTTTTTTCTTCGTTCATATTATAATATTATTTGTCGCCTGGAATCCGCCCGGCATGGTTTTAATCAAAATTCGTTTTCGTCCAACAATTCCCGTGTCTTACTATTCGACGGAACCGCCGGGCGTTCCGGTTCCGGGGTTGGTTCCGGGACGGGTTCCCCGGTTCCGATTGGTTCCGTTACCGGGTTGGGGTCGTGGAACTCAATATTGCGCCCGCCTTTGGGCTTTTCCGGCTCAAATTGGGCTTTGAGTTGTTCCGCCGGGTATTCCTTTTGCTTCAACTCGATAATCCCCAATTCGACCAATTCCGGGACGCATCGGCGTAATGCCTTAACGTCCTGTAATGCGTCGTGCGCCGGGAATGTTTCGCCGGGGAACAACTTTGCAAATAATTCCTCCAATTTGGGGAATTTTCCCGGTTTGCCATTCTGATACAATGCGCCGACAAATTTAATAGTTTTCATCATTGTATCAATTCGCTTTCCCTTGTGCAATGCGTCCTCGGCTTTGGCGTCGTAATACTCTTTGCCGCAATAACGCAAAATGTTCGCTTTCAACATCGACGTATCGAAATAAATGTTGTGCGCACATACAAGCGGTGCGGCGGCGGCATCCGTCAAAAATTCGTCGATAACCTCGGCAAACGGTACACCCTCGGCAATTGCCCGTTCGGTCGTTATCCCGTGTATTGCGGTTGTTTCCGGCGGTATCTCGTAATTGTCCGGCTTAATTATAAAACTGCGTTCTTTGTCGCCGAACGCCCACGCCAATTGTACGACGTGCGGGAATTGGTTAAAATCCGCATCCCATTTCAAACCCTTTGCGGGTACTCCTGTTGTTTCGCAATCGAAAAAACAAATGTCTTTTAATTCAAATTTCATGCTCTCGCTACTTTTTTGTTCGTTAAAATAATCGTTTTTGCCCGTCGTCGTTGGGCGTTTGCTCAACATATTTTGCCCGTGTAATCCAAACGCACCCGCACCGCAAACACTTTATCCGGCTGTAATGCTTTGGCGTGTATTCGTGGCGAATAATCCGCCAACCCGCCAACGGGTAATTCTTACGTTTTCCGTTACACTTGCAAAACATATCATTTATATTTCCATTTAAAACCAAATGCTGTTTTCAAAACGCCATTACAACAATTACTTATAGAACTACGTCTAAAACCTAAACTTTTTTCAACTTCCATTGCTGTAACCCATTCTTTTATAAAGTTACCCGATAAATCAAATTGCAAAACTGCCTTGCCTCCTTTATTTAGTTTTTTACCAATATACGTATTGGGGGCTTTTAAATTATTGCTATTTTGTTTTGCTGTTACCCATCGTAAATTACTGACTTTATTATTAATTTTATTACCATCAATATGGTCTACTTCCGGCATATTATTTGGGTTAGGAATAAATAATAATGCTACAATTCTATGTATTACAACATTTTCTTTTTCCCCATTTTTACATAATGATACAAACAAATAACCACGCCTTAATGATTGTTTCAAAATACGTTCTTTTCGTATTCTTGTTTTATTACCGCATTTTTCTAATCTTTTAATAGACCTAATTTGCCCGTAATTACTAACCTCATACAACCCCTCATATCCGGGTATTTCTTTCCATATTTCATTTTCCATAATCAAATTTCATTTGGGTCTGCAATATACAAATAATATTCTTCACTTGCAAGTTGTTTTAAAAATTCGATATGTTCTATTAATTCAGCATTGCTTAACTCTGCAATTGTACGCAATCTGGTTTCATATTTCCCGGTGTTAATATCCGGGGTTTGCTCATACATAACCGGGGACAACTCACGCAATCGGCGTTCGGTTTGTTCCTCTGTCAGACGTTCGCCCGCCTCCCAAATGGCGTGTCGGAACGTGGGTACAACATAGTTGAAATAATAGCCTTTCAAAGCCTCGGACGAACCGGGGGACGCTACAATAAACCGGGCAATAATGCGGGAACCTTTCCAACCCTTGAAAAACTCGTTTAATTCCCCCATGTACATTGCCAACCCGCCGTTATTGTTTATTGTCCCCGTTGCTGTTATTTCTCGCTTTCTCATCGTCGATTAACTTTTGCATTGTGATATTAAACGCTGTCATTCCAACCGCACGGATAAACGCCCGTTCGCTCGACGAATACCCGGTTGCGACCTTATCCAAAACTTTTGCGAAAAGAATAACGAAATTTCCCGGTTCCCAATGCCCGGTATTGTGCATACGGTCGATAACGTGCGCCCGCAACCTCGTATTATTCCGGGTCGCATCCTTACGGGCTTTCTCCCGGTCGTTCCAAAGGCTCGTTAATTGGCGTTTCACGTTCTCAAAAAACAACGGCATTTTCAACACGTCCGCAATTGTCATTTCTTTAACTTCCATATTGTTTTATTTAAGGGACGCCGGGGAACCGACGCCCCGGTTAATTACTCGGTTTCGCTGTATTCCTCAATAATTAAATCGTCCTGTCCTCGCTTGACTTCCTCTATAAATCCTTGATACCCTTCTTTCCGGGCTAATTCGATAAGGGATTGCAGACGTTTTGCGCCCAAACTTTCGCCCCTCGCAATGCGGAATACCTTAACGGTCGGATTGCTTGCGATAATCAATTTTGCGGCAACCTCCATTATCTGACTATCCGACACTTTCCCGGCGACAAACGGCACACCGTTTAACTCCAACCCGTCGTCCGTGAACGTCAACCCGGCAATCGGCAATTCCGATTTCGCAATAAGGGTTTCCCGCTCTTTGAGCAAATCCGACAACTTTTTTTCGTGGGTTTGGGCGACCTTTTCGGCGGCGTCCTTTTGCTTTTTCTTCGTCAGATAGTCCACAACCAACGCATTGATTTTGTTGTGTTCCTCGGCTTGTTTGAGGCGTTCGGCTGTATCCAAATTCTCCGGGTTGTTTTCCTCGTACTTTGCCAACCATGCGGCGGCGTTGTTCTTGCGGGTTTCGTAATCGGCTTTATCCGTTTGGATTTGCGCCAATGTTTCGTCGTATTTGTCGGCGGCGGCTTTCGCATCGGCTTTGCTCTTTTTCTTTGCCGCTTCCAATGCCTTTTTTGCCTCGGCAACAATCCGGTCGTATTCGGCTTGGGCTTCCGCCTCATACTTTATTGCGGCGTCAATCTCTGTATTCTTGGTTTCCTCGGCGGCTTTGATACGACCGGGGATTGCCTCCAATTGTTCCGTACGGGTTTGCAATGCGGTACGCACGGTTTTCGCTTTCTCAATCAACCGGGCGTTCTCGTTTTGTTCCTCCATTAAATCGGCAATGTCGATTTTCTCGGCATACGTTTTGACGTCGCCCGGTTTCAACTGCTTTTCGGCGGCGGAGCAAATGGTCGTGTACGTCTTGACCTCGGCGTTGGCGTCCTTTCTTTTCTCCTTAACGGTCATAACCTCGGCGTCAATCTCGGCAATACGTTTTTGCACATTCTCCGGCAACAATGCCCGGACGTATTGCACTTGCTTTCGGCGACCCTCGGCGGTTTCAGACCACCGGGAAAACTCCACGGCGTCAAAATCCGTATATCCGAATACCTTTTGCAACATAGAAACGTTATCCGAACGCATCCCGGTTGTTTGGGATTTAATGGATAACGTCCCACGGGGGTTGGCTTTGGTAAACTTTAATTCGACCTCGTAATTTTCGCCGTCGTTACCTACAACCATTTTTGCAAACCCTTTGTCCTCTCCATTTTTCAATACGGCGTCCCGGTTCCCGGTCAACAACGCCCCGATTGCCTTTAATAGCGTGGATTTTCCCAACTCATTGTCCCCGGTAATGAAATATACATTACCCTCAAAATCTGCGTTGAACTCCTTAATTACTTGGAAATTCGACAACTCTAATTTTTTGATAATCATTTTATCGCTCTTTTTATGCCGGGGTTGCCCCCGGCGGTTACTACTTATTTGTTTGTTAATATCATTCTTTGGTGTATCATGCTTTGCACCTTGTTAAGCGCATCCCGGTTGGCGTCAACCTCCGACCGGGTGCAATCGGCAATAAAGTTTTCCAAACGCTTATACAGGTCGTCCAACTCTTTTGCCGTCATTGCATGGCGAACGGCTCCCAATTCGTCCTTATCCATTTTTGCAAATTCGTTTAAGGGTTTCCAAATCGCAACGTTTGGGGTCGTCGGCGTTCTTTGTCGCATCAATTAACGGCATATCATTTGTTTTTGCCGTCCAACTTTTACCCGTAACGGGCGACGTGTAAGTTACTTTGTAATGTCCGTACCCGGCAAACTCAAACCGGAAATCGCTGATTGTTGTTTTCGCTCTCATTGCTTTTATTTTTTTAGCATTACCGGGAAAACGCCCGGACGTTGTTATTTCATGCCACAAAAATACGGGAAATATTTTAATTACCAAAATTTTTTCTTTTTATTTTCGTGTTAGGGCAAAAAGAATCCCGATACGGCGCAAGTCGTACCGGGATAAAATCAAAATAATTTCATTTGCGTATCTGTTAAGACGGCAATAACGCCGTCAACTTTTTGTTCCCATGCCGTCCGGGTTGCAATCTTTTCCGGCGTTGGGTTCCGTTCGCACCTCCGTTGGTTGTGGCGCATCTGTTTAACCATGTACGCCAATTCTTCCAACGTTATTTTCGCCGGATTTTCGATTTGCGGGCTTTTGTTTTCGTCTGCCATACTTTTACCTATTCAAACAAAACAATCGAAATACGGGGCTTAAAACAAACGGTCGTGCATTGGGACGGGCAAATTCTCCAAAACCCAACGGGGGTTGTTGTGCAAAATGTACCGTCCAAAGTGCATTATCATAAGGGCGTCGGCATTCCACAACGTCGCCTTAACATCGGGGTAATAATCGGCGGCGGCTCGTTGGTATCGCTTTTTGCGCTCCGGCTTTTCCTCTCCCTTAACCCGCAATTTCAATTCGTTTTGCCATTTTTGAGGGTGTACCAAAACAAACGGTACGTCGCACATGGCAATTATCGTTTTCAGTTTCTCGAACTCGGATAACAGTTTTTGAACCCGGAACGCCTTACCGGGGTTGTCGGTTATATCATCCGGGCGCAATTGCACCTTTTCGACGAATACCAACGGGCGGCAAATAGTCCTCATATAATTAAACCATTGCCGCAACTCCATAAGGTCGCCCGGCATTTTTATTACCTCGGTTTTATGGTTCGGACGCCAAACGGCAATCCCCCCGGTTTTTCCGGGGTCAATCCCAATAATACAATCAATCGTTATTTTGTTCATTTCCAAAAATCTAAATAGTTATCAATCTGTAATTCGTCGGCAATAATTCGGTCAAACGTCCGGGCAATCTCTTTGTCCCTCGCTATCTCATACGCCGTAAAATCCAATTCCGGTGCATCGGTTCCCTTACGTTGGACGTGGTACGCCTCGTACTTGTTGACGAATCCACGGGCGACACGTTGCATATATCGGGCAAATGCTTGTTTGCGGTCGTCCTCGGTTCCGGCAACCTCATTGGCAAAACCCAACTTTCGCAACCAATCATAAATCAACATTCCGTCAGTAATCCCCAACACAAACCGCCCGGTATATTTATATTGCAAAAATACCTCCCTACATCGGGCGACGGTTTGGTTGTGATAATACCGTTTTTCCTCCGGCGTCAATTCCTTTTTCGGCTCCGGCAATGCCTTATACGCTTTATGTATAACCTCGTTTTGCTTTCGCCCGTATGCGTTCAATATCTTTGCGAAATAATCGGCGTTGAATTGTTGGTAATGCTTTTTGTCCGGGTTGCCTTGATTGTCTTTCGGCAAATAGTCGTCCAATTCCCCGGTCGTCGCCAATTCAAAAGCCATCTTAATATCAGCCAACGTCATATCTGAGTAATAACGTTTCAGAATATCCAACAACCGGGGTTGTATATAATTCCAATCATTTTCATTCTGTGGTATTATATAACCAACGTCTATTGCTATACGCTTAAACAGTAACGAAAGATTTTCAACTAATTTTGCATCGTCAATTTCCGCAATTGGTGTTTTTGTTGACGCTGCGAAAACATATTTTTCAACCGGGTTTAATGCTTTGGCAACCTCCGGCAATTGCACCATTCTACGGCGTACTTCAATGGCTTTTGTTCCGGGCTTGGTATTATATATTTCTAACGCCGTATTTTCTTTTTTTTCAATTGCTCCCATATCAATCAAAATCATTGTTTAAATACTTCATCATATCCGCAATCTCTTTGCTGCTTTGCTGCTCTGTCTTTACGGAACGTTTCATTTTTTCCCATTTTTCGTATTTTTCGGGGGTTGAATCATATTCTAACGCCGCCCAACCTTTTGAAATGCTTTCTTTTATCAGAATCAGCGCAAATTCTTCCGGGTATTTACTCAAACCATTTAAGTTTGCTTGTATCGCTGAAAAACTCTTTTGCGACGTTCTCCATTTCGGTTGACACATCAAAATATAAAAGTTCCGTTTAAATTCATCGCTATCAAATGGGAATACAAGTTTTGCAAAGTAATTATCAACTTTATCAATTACTTGTTTTCTGACGTCCAACAATTCCGGGGTAAACCCATAAACAATACTTGCTTTAACTGTTTTTTCTTCGTTTGAAAAATTGTCTTGTGAAAATCCGTTTGGATTTTCTTTTGAGGCTTTAGCCTCTTTCTTCATAGTGTTATTAATATTATTATTATTAATATTATAGTCTTGTAGTCCGTTTTCGGACTGATTAAAGTCCGTTTTCGGACTGTTGTTTAGTCCGTTTTCGGACTTCAGTATATTAATATTATAGTCTTGTAGTCCGTTTTCGGACTGATTAAAGTCCGTTTCGCTTCTGTTCCATGTTTTACATTTTTCTGTAAATCTTAGATACTTTGTTTTCCCAAAAGAACTCAATTCAATAAATCCTCTGTCTGCAAGTTCTTTAATGTTTTTGTAAACTCTTTTAGGGATTGAAAAAAGCAACGGAAAATCATCTACCATTTTTGTTTCTGAATATTGATACCAAACAATGCCATCAACCGTAATTGTATTAGTCCACGTTGGCAATGTCATACACGCCGCAAGCGTTGTTGTTTGAACAATAGTCAGTTCATTTGCAACTGCGAATCTTTGGTCAATCAAAATATTGTAAGTCATAATTAAAAAAGAAAAGCCCCAATTAGAGCCGTTACACATCTAAAAGGGGCTTTGTAGCTAATTAGCAAATATCTTTCAATCGGTAACGGTCGATTGTTTTACGCCACAAATATAATACTTTTTTTTTATTCCAACAACTGTACGGGCTTAAATGCTTCTTTTACCGCAAACAAATTTCCCTCACTTTCGTTTGGAACAATCGTAACAACCGGATAACGGGAACGGTCGCCGGGCTTTTGAGAAACTGCAAATTGTACGTTCATATCAAAGATAATTCCTTTGACGAACTTCTTTTCTTCCAATATGGCGTCGAATGTATCACGGATATTGGGTATTGTTGACGCCGTACCCTTTGTTGAAAACTGCCATACCCCGGCAACGCCACGTACCAACGGTACAATAAAATTCAATGTCAACGTAATTTCCCAACCGTCGTGTCCGTCCTGTTTGCTTTTCCGATTGGGGTAACGCTTGGTAATAGCCAACATCAAATTCGGGTATTCCTCCGTTGTCAATGTTTCGTACTTTTTGCCGTCCCAAACTTGGAACGTTTCGCCGTCGCCCGCCGCAATCAATCGTCCGTCGTCGTCCCGGCACTCGTACCGCTCGTTGCATACTTTCGCCGGGTCGTCGTCCGGGAAAACGATTTGAATTGTTTGTGGTTTTTCGCCGTATGCCTGTGTAAATAACCCGGCATACTTTCCCGTTGGTATGAAATAATCCACGCTTTGCGGGTATCCGTTGGCGTTTTTCATTCCGATTTTTATTTGTCCGACACGGGGCAAAATCAAACGGGATTTTTCCGCCTCATGTCGTCTTATTCGTCCTTTCATCGCTCTTTATATTTCGGGGTCGTCAATTAACAATCTTTTCTTATTCTCGTTTTTGGGCTTTTTGGGCGCATTTGCGGGCTTTTGTTCCTTTTCCGGTGTAACCGTCCGTTTTGCCGCCTTTCGTCCCGTGGCGGGCTTCTTTTTCGCCTCCTTTGCCGTTTCCCCGGTGCGTTTCACAATCTTTGTTTTCTTAATCTCCGGTTCCGGCGTTTGTTCCGGGGCAACCGCATCCGCTTTGACGGTATCGGCGGCGTCCGTGGTTTCGTCCGGGGTCGCCTCTTTGGGGGCTTTAGTTTTAATCAATTCCGCCAAAGACAACGATATTACATTTTGGGACAAATCCGGGGCGTCGTCCAATACAACCATACCATTAACCGCCGTAAACGTATTATCCCGCTTTTCGTCCTCAATGGCGGAAATCTCCAACAAATAGGGGATTTTGCGTATATTGGGGCTGTCTGTTTGGTCTTTCAAATTGTACGTCGGTTTCTTTCGCCAATCTTTCGGGCTAAAATTGAAAACACGGTCAATCGGAATATCCGGGAAATTTTCGTTCCACATCATCGCATATAAATGCAACTGAATTTCCGCTTCTTCGTAAAATCCTTTGCGCCCGCTTTTGAAATCCACAATTGCGTTTATGTATTCTTTTGAACCGGGCTTTGATAACATCGTACACGGTAAATCAATCATTCCGGCGTAATTATGAACGGGGTGTACCAACGCAATTTCCACGGCTAACGGTTTAACGTCATAATCCAAAACAAATTGCGCAAATGCTAATATATCCTTTTTGAAATCATCAGCGTAATAAATGAAATCGGCGGGCAATTTGTTGTTATCAATATAATCTTTCAATTTGGCTTTCAATCCGTCCAAATCATAAAACCGGTTAATTATAAGTTCTTCAAATTGGGCGTGCATAAATGTACCATACGCCGCCCGTTCTGCTTTGTATCGTTCCGCCTCGTCAATACCTTTGTCGGCAATCCATTTTATCAGAAACGGCGATTGTGGCATTGTTTGGGACAAAATCGTTGTAACTGACGGATAAAATTCCGGGGTTCCGTTGTCGTCAAACTTGTAATAATATCGGTGTCCTTTGCTGTTTAGCTGCCATACTTTATACGGCGGTTCAATCAACGCACCATCAAAAAACATTGCTGTCATTTCCTCAACCGTCATGTCCGGTATTATCTCAAACACTCCGGTTGGTTGTTCCGGTTGAACATCAACGAACGGGGGAATAATTGTTTGTTGTTCCTCGTTAATCTCCGGGAACATATCCGGGGCAACATTGCCGACGGTTCCCGCAACCTCTTTTACCGGGTCGCCCGGTTTATCGCTCTTTGCTCTCATTACTTGTACTTTTTATATTCTGAAATTCCACATAATACCATTGCGGCGCACATTGCCGCAAATAACAATTGCCACGGGTTCCAAAATGCGCCAATCAAACAACATAACCCCAATGCGCCAAACGTAACAATTAGGGCTTTCGCTTGAAACAACCCGGAAAACATGGTTTCGGCGGCGGCTTCCAACCATTCGATAAACTTACTTTTCATTGTTTCCGCCCTCCATTCCAAACAGATAATCGGCGGAACAACCGCACATTTCGCAAATTATTACTACCCATTCCGGCACAATCCTTTTGGTTGTCCCGTTGCAAAGATTTGTCATATTTACCTGCTGCGCGCTTTCGCTTGTGCCCTCAAATAAACGGGCTGCAATATCCTTTTTCAATACCTTTTTTCCGTTCGCCTCGGAACGGGCGATTGCTTCGTTTACTCTTAATCTCAATGACATAACTTAAATTTTTTTGTTAATAACTTGGTTCGTTGCTCTCTTTGTATCCGCAATTGCGGCACGTTTTTTCCTCCCAAATCGGGCTATATTCCGGCGGGGTCAAATATCCGTCGCCTCCGGTCTGTTTATATTCCCCGTCGGTAACTTCCATTTCGCCGCCGCACTCCGGGCAATCTTCATTACCCATTAAATCCAAATCCGGTACAATGAAATATACCCGTTTCAGATACACGCCCAACGCCTCGGAAATCGCCGCATAACAATTGGCGGTTTGTTCCTCGGTTACGTCCTCGTTTATTGCATCGAAAACGGAAACGCCCCAATTGTCCGGGTCGTCCTCAATAACTTTGTTTTTGAGTAATTCCGAAACGACAATTTCGGAAACTTGTTTGGCTGTTTTCCCGCTATCGGTCGCCAATTTTTTTAATAAATCGCTATCTTTTATTCTCATATCTTTGCCGGGTACTCCCCCGGTGGGTTTTTGTTTCTGCAAAAGTATAAATAATATTTGTATTACCAAAAATAAAACCTTTGAATATTTTATTTGTTCACGTTGGACGCTTGTAATACAGATAAAAAGCACTAATTTTGTTGCACCGCATAACCTTACAACATCGCTCTCGGTTACTGCGTATCAACCCCCGGCGTTACTTCATTGCGTCGGGGGTTTCTCTTTTAATCATGTATTCCAAATTCACAATCCCCCCATTGGTCGAAATCCGCCCCGTCATAACTTAACGGGTAACGTTCCGGTTCCGGGCAATCCGTCCAACATTCCCGACGTGCATTATTTACGGCGACCCGTTCCGGGTTATATCCGGGTTTATTCTTTTCCCTCAATTTGGCGGCGCAACTCTTACAACAACAACGTCCCCAACCCCGGCGTAAATTCCGGGTATCGGCGTTATATTCTTTGCCGCAATTATCGCAATTTCTTTTTATCATTGCCATATATCAACCCTTTGTAAATCCTTTAAATGCGACGTGGTAAACGTCGTATTGTTTCCCGGTAACATAAAACTCAATCATACGTTCCGGGTTCCCGGTGTCGTTTATCGCAATGGTTGGGTATGGTTCCCCCGGCAATTGGTTATAATCGCTTTCAATATCCCTGAACCCCTCCGGGAAATCCGAACGGTCGGCGGAAAAATACCGGGTTAAACTTTCTTTTATCCGGTTCAACATTTCGTCCCCGTTTGGCTCAAAATACGCTTTTATCTTTTCTTGTTTTCTTAATGCAAATCGCATGGGTATTTGTTTTAATAGGTTCTTAATTCCCCGTCCATCGGTAACGGTGCGCCCGGTAAACCAACCGGAATACGGGTATAATGTAACCGGGGAACCCCGGAACGTAAATTGTAAGGTGTGGCGTTTGACCTCCGTAACCGGATAACCCAACGCCGTTATTTGGTTCCGTGCGTATTCCATGCGCTTTGGTTCTAATTCCTTTTGTTTTTCAATATCTAATCGTCCCATAATTCACTAAAATAATGTATTGTTTTGCCCGGTATCAATTCCCCGGTTTTTTTATTCTTTCGTCCCGGTTTAAATGGCTGTGGAATACGGTTTTGCAACTCCATTAATTCCGTCCATGTTTCCGGCAAATATCGTTTAATGTTTTGTAACTCCTTTAAATTCTTATTGCGGCAAATTCGACAACTAACCCGGTCTAATATTTCATATAATCGGACGCCGTTTTGTTCCCAATAAATACCCCGGTCGTAACAATATTGTAAGGCTTGTGCCTCTGTTATACCCATTTCAACCAACGGTAATACTTTGTTTTCCCGGCGTTCTTTTTCGATACGTTCCGTTTCGTCGGCGGCAATAACTTGGTACTCGTATTTCTTTCCCTTTACTTTCTTAACTAAAATGTACTTTGCCATGATTGAAAATTTATATTGTTCCGGGGAAAACGCCCCGTCGTTATTTACTGATAATAGAAAGTGATTTTAACGCCTCGGCGCAATTTGCAAACCTCTTTGTCGCCGTAACAATTGAAAGCACGTTTTAATAAGCGATTGACTAACTTAATGTCGCCGACAATCTTTATTAAACCGGACACGCCAACCAATACATTAATCTTTTTGCCGTTTACAATTCCGTTTACCTTGATTTTGAAATTGCGGTTAATCTCTTTTGTTGTGTAATCTAATCCGTTATAAATGCTTTCAGTATTCATACTGTTTCGCTCTCTATTTTCCGGGAAAACGCCCGGTCGTTCTTGTTTGATGATGCAAATATACAACCTTTATTTTAATTACCAAAGGTTTTATCTTTTATTTTGGCTTAAACTGCAAAAAGTTTTGTTTTTGGGTCCAAAGAAGTTATTTTCTTGGAATTTTCGATTTAAGCGGCTTTTGCAAGCGGGACGGGTAAATTTCCACTTTTAAATAAAATGTCCGGAAACGGGCTAAAAATGGCTCAATAGAAAAAGGGGTTGCAACGACTTGTTACAACCCCCGGTTTATTACTTTTCTATGGTTACGAATTCAACCCCCAATATTCGGGTTGCCGGGTTCTTGCTTACAACATCAATTTGCCGATTTTTGATTTTCTTTGTTTTCCATAAAAAACCTAACCAACGCTTATATTGCACAGTTTCCGTTATTAAAAGGCTATCCCGTGTTATAATTTTGCCCGAAAACGTATTATTTTTAATACATCCGTCAAAATCAACCCATTTGTCGGAATACTCAATACAACGTAATACAGTCGTAACCGTATCGCCGGGCAAATATACAATACTATCCCGGACGGTTCCCCGCAATTTGGTTATTGTTTCCATTTGTGCCGTTGTAACGGCTTCCAACTCCCGGTTCTTTGTCTGCAACGTCTTTATCAACTCCGCATCGCTCGCCCGGTATTTTTCAAACTCTGACAATTTCAGTTCCAAAACCCCAACTTTGGCGGCGTTCAAACTATCTTTCGTTTGGTACCGGGAAACTTCCTGCAATAACGTTTCCGTGTTGGTTCTGTATTTGTCCCTTTCCCCGGTCAACGTATTAATCCGGGAACGTTGCACCCATATAGTGACAACGGCGGAAACCGCCAAAGCAATTGCCGCTATTATTAAATATTTTTTCATAAGATACGTTTTATCGCTTCATAATGAATTTTTGCAATACGTTCACGCCCGGCGTCTGACAACATAAAACGGCAATCTTTTTCGGTATCCATGAAAAAGTTTTCAGATAATACCGCCGGGCAAACCGTATGTTTCAGAATGTAAAATTGGTTTTCTTTGTCCGGGTCGCCGTCGGTATGGTCAAAGCGCATTTTCCAACCATCCGGGGCAAACTCTTTTTCCGCCTCATTACAAAGTACGGTTGCGATTGCATCCGCTTTCGTTTGTCCTACGCTGGTATAACATTCCCACCCGGTGCCGCCTCCGGCGTTCCCGTGAACGCTAAACAAAACGGCGTTGTTGCCGCAATCCGCATGGATAACGTTTGCACGGCGGCAACGCTCCGGTAATGATACGTCGGTTTCCTCCGGTACCAAAATTTCAAACTTTACGCCATCGGCTTTTAACATCGCCGCAATACGGCGTACAATGTCACGGTTAAACTCCCATTCAAACAATTGGGAACCGTCGCCCCAAACCGGGGAACGTTTCCCGGCGGTTTCTTCGCCGTGTCCGTTGTCTAAAATAACAATAGGTTTCATTTTCTTACCTCCTTTTCTTTATCGTTAATAATATCGTCATCGGTTTCCTTTTGGAAACGCTCGATTATTGGTTGCCAATAAGACGGCAACGCCCGTGTAAATTCCAACCGGATAACATGGTATATTATCCGTAAGGCTATTTTCTTCGGGTATGCCTTAATTAAGTTGCGAAACGCATTTTGCAAATATACATACATGAACACGTATGTAAGCGACTTAATAACAATCATTGCCGCCCCGTCGTCGCCACATTGCAACATAACGGAATAAATGACGTGTATAATAACGACGTACAAAAGCAATTCCGCCAATGCGTTCTTAAACTTATGGAACGAAAAGCGTTTGCAATTCCTTATCGCCACGCCGTCCGCCCTCATTCCCGCCCAAATGTTGAACGCAAACATAATAACTAACGCATACATAAACCCCGCCGTCGGGGTCAGATATGCAAATAACGGGCTTGCGGTCGTGGCGAATATCATACGCCATTGTTCCCAACTAAAAATTTTATCCATATCGTCCATAAATAAAGAGTTAAGGGGGGGCGGTAAACCGCCCCCGTTTTGGTTATTGCTTTATAATCTCGCACAACATAAATTCCGTGCGGTTGTCAACCGTGGTTGTTCCGTTGATAATGTTACGTTCTTGCATACTTTCCAAATGGTTAAATCGGTACGGGGCGACCTTTTTATTGTCGCCCCTTTCCTCGGTTAATTATTCAACTAATGCGGCGTTGTTGACTACTATGTTGCCACTTTTTGCGGTTGGGCTTCCGCTATCCGTGCAATTGTTCAATTCAATACGGGCGTTCGCTCCGCACAAATACCCATATTTTGAACCGTTCAAAGATATACAATTTACGAACTTACCAAAATTTTCATCCTTCCCGGATTTATCGCCGGAAACGTAATAATTGTTTGCGTTGTTCTCGCAAATGCAACCAATCACGAATATTTGCGAACCTCTGCCGCCCTCCGCCGCCGTTGCGCTTCCAACTAATGCGATACCGTTATTAACCTGTTTACGGCAATAGGCGTTATATATCGTATCGTGGCAACCAAAAGCGGGCGTTAATCCGGCTTTTACGTTGTATTCAAACAATCCGCCAATAATGGTTGTTTCGCAACGTTCGTGGTCGCTATATCCGTCGTCGTTATTGTCGTGGCTCCAACAATCAATCATCGTTGCAACGGTATGTTTCGCCAATGCCGGGTCTTCCGTTGTGCTGTGTGCGTTGAACCCGTCCCCGGTACTCGAACCGCTAAACGCCCGTGCCGCTTCGCATCGTATCAATTCCACACCAATTGCCGCCTCCCACGACCACGCACCGCCGCCAAATGCGTATTTTGCTGCGCAATCAATCGCCCGTCCGCCGTGGCAAAACCTTAACGAAATTGAACCGTACCAACATTCAATATTAACCATTTCAAAAGCAATGGAACCGTCATTGCCGGAAATACCGGAACCGCCCGGAATGTAAACCGGGTTGGTGGCTAACGTTGTACCCTCTTTGATTTTGACGTACAACATTTGTGCGTCTGTATCATAAAAGAACGTGTAACCCTCGGACGTTTTCACGGCATCCAACGACGTAACACGGGTTATCTTTGTGCTATCACAACGGTACGTTTTCCCACGTTGTAACGGGTGGCGTTCGTTGTCCGGTATCAACGTACTTTCGTCGAATACCTCATGTTGGAACAATTGGAAATGGTCGGCATCTGAAAAGGACGACAACGGGGTTTGGTAAACGTTCGTTGTACCCGCAACTAATGTTCCGCTATCAATTTTTGTTCCGCAAATGATACGGTTAACTAATCCACGTTTACCGATAAGACGGACGGAACGTTGGTTTGACTTGGTTTTGATATTCAAACGTTCGGTCGTGTCCCCTATCAATATAATTGTTGTATCAACGCCTGTTTTGGAAAATGCGGCGGCAAACGTCGCTAATGCGGCACTTTCCGTCGTGCCGGGGTTCGTGTCGTTTCCGTTGACCGCATCCACGTAAACAACGGCGGCGGTTGTGTTTACAGTTGTCCCGCGCTTTATGCTTTGGCGTTCCCATTCGCTCAATTTGTTTATTTCGCCTTTTGTCAAATAGTTGTCGCCAACCGATATTGCCGCACCAACGCCTTTAATTTGGAAACGTATCAATATACGGGTTGTATTCTCCGGAATTGTGCCGAAGTGAGTACAAAAACCGCCTGCACTTAATTGTAACGTTAACCGGGAAATCTCGGTTGAATCATTGTAAAATATGCAATACATTGCGGAGGTTGTTGCACTACTTACAACCACATTATCCGCACCGTAACCGATAACGTCGCCAATCTTAAACGGACTATCCGCCAAATTGAAATCATATCCAATAAATGCAGTAGTTCCGGCATTGTTCACCGTATAAGACAACGTTGTGCGTGTTCTTACAACATTCATTGCTGAACCCTGTAAATTAAATTCGTTGTAATACGGGGCGTAATTAATTGTTTTAATGGGAATATCTTTTACCTTTTTCCATGCGTTCCACGCCTGTTTTGCGAACATACCGAATGGGGTTACATCTTGACCCGTCCACATCATACAACGGTAAATCGTTAACGGCTGTGTACCTTTTCGGTTGTCGAATGTTACACGGCAACAGTTGGATAACGTCGAACGTCCGGTTACATTGTAAAAAGATACCCAACCGTCAAATTGCGGGTCGGTCGTTAATTGAACGGCTGAACTAAAGGCACCCGACGTTTTAGGGTCAAATTCCACTTTTAACAAATGACCTGTACCCGGCGCACTAATTTTCATTAATGCGTTAAGATAATCCGTTGTTGGATTATATGGGAATTGCGACAAATCCAATAAAACCCCTAAAAACGAACCCACGGGCAAAACAATACGGTCGGCGTAATATTCCGGCATTCCTACAACGTAAACACCTTTTACGCCCTCCAATTCTTTAATATCCGAACCCGCCTCAATAAACGGGTCGGGGTAAAAGTTGGTTGCGTCCCCCATACCGTCCGGCAAACCCATTCCCCCGGTTGTCGGAGTTTCAAACAATACATTTACAGACGTGGCGGTTGTGTTGGAACCGTAAAAAATCGTAAACCCGTAATAATTTTCGGTTGGCGTTACGGTTTTCGTTGCCCCGTCGGGCGTTAACGTCATGGAGCCAATAATGCCAAATGTTCCGTCGGCTTTAATACCCTGTATATTTACCGAGGCGTTGCCTCCAACGGGCGTTAATGTAAATTGGTATGATTGACCCGCAACCAAAAATGTACGCACCTTTTGGGAACCCGCATTTGACCCCATTACAATACCCGTATCCGTGTACGCATAACGTCCGGTTGCGTTGATTTGGTTTGTTGTGTTCGCAAGCGCAATAACGCCGTCTGAACTCATGCCGATAACAAATTTACCCCAATTGGTCTTCTCGTTGTATAATATTGCCAATTCGCCGGGGCTTACGGTCAAATAATCCGCCATGAATTGGAAATTTACATAATTCCCCGCCGTATAAGCGATATAAAAAACGTTACCGTCCGGCGTGCCGGGATTGGTATTTTTATTTGCTATGCCAACAAAGGTTCTGTTGGCTCCCACGGTTGAAACAATCGTTTTCAACACGTTTTGCATTATTTCCCCGGTAATCTCTTGGTTTCCGTTTGTCTTAATAACGTTGGCAATCGCTTGTTTTAATTGTTCGTAATTTCCCATAATCTAATTAATTTAATTGTTGTCAAAATCATTATTGAAATCGCCGTTGAAATCTCCATTATTATTGATAATATATCCACGTCCTATTTTCTTAACGACGGTATTTGTTTTTAACTCAATTTCCACGCTCGCCAAATCCCCCTGCGTTTGCCATTTCGGGGTAATTAAAAACGTGTCGCAATCGTATTCCCTGCCGTATTTATCCGTTATATGAATGTAATCAGCCATACGGATAAAACGCATAACATCGCAAAGGAACTCCGGTGCCAATATCGTACATTTAAACGTTTTGAATGATATTTGTTTTTCCGGGAAAAAATACCCGTCCCGTTCTTCGCCATCCTCTTCAAATTCATAATCCGGCTTTCCCAACTCTGTACAAAGGTACAACGTATTTTTGAAATCCAGGTTTTTATATACTATTTGCCCGGCGTCAAATACCAAATTTTCAATATCCCACCATTGTATTTTTAAGTAACCGGAAACATCTTGTACAACCGTGAACATTTCAGAATACCACGTTTGCACGCCATCCGATAGCGTCATATAATATATTCCGTCCAACAGATTTAATGGCATGGGTAATATTGACGGGTACAATATAACATCATAACCCAACGTTTGAAACCGGACAATCTGCAATCCGGTTTCTTTCATGTACGTTGTTATGTTTACAACTTGCTTTCCGGTCTTTTCATACAATACCACTGAAGTAACATTATTTGACCGTGTGTTTCTTATTATCTGAAACGGCAACAATCTATCAGCCGGGGCAAATAACGGGTAAATTGCGCCGTATGCGTAACTTTTTCTATGGTTCTGTTCATTTATTGACGTGTACCACGGCAATACGCTTATATTGTTATTCTGTATCATATTTCAACGTTGCTTTAATGTTTCGACTACACAAATTTACTGAAAGTTTATCAACTTGTCCGTTACCGATATATGTTTTAACTAACTGCATCGGGTTTGGGTCTGTGGTTCCTGCCGGGAAATTCAATGTTTGTTTCTTTTTACGTTCCAATCCTCCCATAGCATAATATGGGGAATTATTTATTTTGAAATTCCGTGCGGGCATATCATAAACCCAATATGTCGGTTGTATATTGATAAACGCTAAATAACCGTTTTGCAAATAGTATTCTACATTATCAACGGTTTGTCTTGTAAACGGCAATTCCAATTGTCCTCCGCCGGACGGTGTAACCGCCGCAAACAATGCGAATCCATCCGAACTAATTGCACCGGGGTTTAACAACATCAAATCAATATCAGACGTAAAATTGGAAATATTTATTTCTTCTATCTTTCCGGCTGTTACATATTTTGACGTAATTTCTATTGGCAACCCCTCAAATGGCGTTGTTACATCGTCCATCCATTCAAATTGGTAACGTTCCGGCATATCTACTTTATCAAATGAATATTCCGACGTCGCAAAAGCTAATTTCTTGCCATTCCTAACGTTTTCTAACTGCGTTAAATCATAATCAATAATTGGGTTATATCCATACGAACCGCCATTTCTAAACCAACTTACTTGTTCAATCTTAAATTTTCCGTTCTCAATATACCAATAACATTTGTAAATATCCCGTAACATCGTCATAATCTGTTGTAATGTAATCGGGACTTTTTGCGCCGGGTTTTTATATTCGCCATTAATGATATTACTTTTCTGACTTATTAGCAACTTAAATGACCGCCCGGAAATAGGATTGTTTTTGTTATAAAGAAATTGGCTGTATTCCGGCGTCGCTTCATGCGTTATTCCGGGCGCAAATTCTTTTAATAGCACATTGATACATGACGACAATGTAAACGCATCACGCAAAGTATATGCTTTTCGGGCTTTTTCCTCTAATATCCAATCCATCAGATAAAACCCAAACCATAACGACGCATAACGCCACGTTGACCGGGCGATTGGATAAAACGTTTGTCCATATATGGAATAAGGCGGCGCAAAATACTTTCCACTGTCGGCTAATCCCCACTCGGTCGGCGTATCTGAAAAATTTTTAGATATAAATGCCACGTCGATTGCGTAACCAATTGCCCGGCGGTAATTTCTATTATTATCTACAATATCATCGGACGGCAACGGGTATATATCTAAATCGTCTATTTTATCAACATCAACCAAATATCGGGCGTATATATTATAACTTTTCATATCGGCGTGCATCGTACCCGTTGCTCCGGAACCCTCAACGGCGGTTAAATCAAATTCCAACGTATCAAAAGGTTCTTGCATTATCTTTGTAAACCGGAACATTGCCACATCATCAGAACGGCGGCGTATCTCAACACCTGCTAGCCCAATAGGTAGCCCACCCGCAACTAGTTTTTGTGCAATATGGATATAATAATTTACATTTAATTCCGGGTATAAATCTCCCATAAATTCATCAGGACTTACACCCGTCGACATCCGCCCAACATAAAGCCCGGATATTACCGCCGGGGAACCGTGCGACGTAATTTGTATTTCTTTCAAAATATTACATAGTGCAAAATGATAGGTTTGTATTAATGCGTTTTGGTCTGTCGTGGCGTTTGCGTCTTGTTCCCAATTCGTGCCGCCCAAAAAGCACGAAACAATACTATCTCCGGGAACGTATATTTGTATCAATGGGCGTTTTCTTATTGTAAGGAATTCGATTTGTGGGGTCAACTCAATTAAATTGTATTCCTTTTCCAATCCTGCCAAAACGTCGTTGTATTGGTCTATTGTTTCCGGCTGTACCGTAACCAATTTATCATCATCATTAAACGTACAATCCGTTTTCATAAACTTTGCTTTATAGTATTGATTGTATGTTTGTCCCCAATCATCGCTTTTTTCGATATATAGGAAAAATTCAGAATCAAACGGGGCGTCATTGATAATATCGTAATCAGCACGGACAAAGTTTATTTTACCGGACAATTTAGCCCGGTAAAACCTTTGATTTGTTTCCAACTCATAATCCAACGTTAAATCATCCTTATAATTGGGGCGGACGGTTTGTTTGGTTCCGTCCTCCCCTATCTGCAAAAAGAATCTATATTTTGGTGTCATAGTCTTTTTATTTTACGTTTCAAATTCTTGTAACTTTCAATCGTATTTCCGTCGCCATCCACGTAAACCCGTCGTCGGTTCTGTTCCTTAATTTCCCTTACATCATCCGACAAATTGCGTAAATCCGGGCTTTGTCCGGTAACGTTTAACGTCAAACCGTCGCCGTCTGAATAGGATTTTAAATACTTATGTGCAAACGTACCATTGTTTAGCGAATTGATAACGTCCGGTATTATCTTTCTGAAACGGCGTGAACTTCGTTTATTTATCACGGCGAAAAATTCGCCTCCCTCGGCACGCCGGCGGGTTCCGTCCGGTTTCGTTCCTAAATCAATATCATTTCCGCTTTGGTGCGAACCGCCCTCCAAAAGTTCAACGGTACCGTCGCCGTATGTTTCCGTTCCTCCGGTTCCTCCGGTCTGTTTTGCCAATTGCGCCGCCTTGATTTTAGACGCTGCAAAACTCGCCC